GCAAAAGCAGCACCAGCGGACATGGAGAGAGCAGCAGTTGCTGCGAATACAGATTTGATCATTTGTTAATACCTCGTTATTTTCTCGCAGAGTAATATACCTGCGGATGGAAAGAGACTCGACTTGTCTCTGTTAAAAACTTCGTGATTCAGCGAGTAGTTGAGGCTTCTTCACTTGGTTATTTATAAAGTTTTACAACAATCGGGCATTCGGATACCCGAAGCGGAATATCGGATTCGAACCGACGACATTCAGCTTGGAAGGCTGACGTTCTACCACTGAACTAATTCCGCAAAGTGGAGGAGGATTTACACATCCTCAGAGTTTCCTCTTCACAGGCACGAAACCTCCAACCTCATTCACACGGAAGGGATTATAAGACAGAATGAGTATTCTGTCAAGCCCTATGACGGAAATCGAACCATCCTCTGCGGTTTACAAAACCGCTGCATCGCCTCAATGCTTATAGGGCAGGCTCCCCAACTTGGGCTTGAACCAAGGACATCAAAATTAACAGTTTTGCGCTCTTCCAACTGAGCTATTGGGGATTGTTTGTCTTTTCTTCTTTTTTGGTCTTGAAGTAAAGACTATAATATCTTTTCTTCATTTCGTCAATAGTGTTCATGTCTTCTTCAAATCCCATATATTTGAGATGAGAATAGACTCCTTCCATTTCTCCGATAAGAAGTAAAAGGTTGATTGACGTTACGGGTCTTCCACCGAAGGAATAATTGTCCATAAAAGAAAAAAGGACAACGACTCAAGTAGGATTCGAACCTACGACCGACTGCTTAGAAGGCAGTTGCTCTATCCAGCTGAGCTATTGAGTCATTTGAGTACCCACATATTATAGGTTATGTGGGCAACCTTGTCAACTCTCTGCTGCTGCTTCTTCCTCAGTAACTTCAGGTTCAGGTTCAGGTTCAGGTTCTGGAAGAGTTACGCCAGTTTGAGTCAAATACTCAATAGCGCCTTGAACTTTCAGATAAAGTTCTCTGTTTTTTGTAAGAGAACTTTCAAGGTCGTTGCGTTGTTGAAGCAGATTTTGCAAATGTGTTTGTTGTTCAGTCAGTTCCATTTCTTTAATCAGTTAATATCCATTTCCTTGTCACCAATATCTTGATCTTCAAGACATAGGTAATCAAGTTCTTTTACATCCTCAGGAATGTTAATCCATTCGTCAAATTCTTCTGCAATGGCAACAGCATCAAACTGTTGATCAAGACTACCATATTCTGCAAGATGGTGAATGCGATCAATTGACCAGTCACGAATCTGCACTAAAGGTTCAATCGTCTTTTCCATAATAATCTTTTCTGAAGTATCTGCTGAGGATGTTACTATTGTAGTATGCCGATTCTCCTGTGTCAAGGGATTCGGTGAGGACTCCATGGACAAAGAGTTGCCTTGTTTCTTCAAAGTTTGTTTTGCCAGATGTTTTATGTAAGCTGAGGATAGTTCTACTAAAATTGTGTTTACCCAGTCGTTCAATGTCTTCTTTAAGTTCCGGACAAGACCCATAATACTTTTTCCAATCATCAGTATTTATATACTCAAAAATACTTTCATTATAAATATTTTTATGGTAGAAAATATTTTTATGTCTTGGAGATATAACGAAAACGAATTCATAGAGGCTCCTAAAGGTATTGAGGGGTTTGTTTATCTCATAACAAATCTAACAAATGATAGAAAATATGTTGGCAAAAAATCTTTTTGGACAAGAAGAAAAGATAAAAAGACTGGTAGAAGAAAAACAAAGGAAAGTGATTGGAAAAAATATTTTGGATCTTGTGATGAATTAAATGAAGATGTAAAACTTCTTGGTGAGGATAAATTTTTAAGAGAAATACTTTACCTATGTCCTCATAAAAAATCAATGTCTTATTATGAAACTATGGAACAATTTAAAAGAGATGTTCTAATGACTGATGATTATTATAATACAAATATTGAAGGAAGATTTTTTGTGAGTGAGAGAGCAGGAATTTATGAAGTCGTTATGAGAAACGATAAGTTCTGTGATATGAGAAGTGAGAAGATGAAAGACAAATCATACAATCCAATGTATAAACCAGAAGTTCGTGAGAAATTTAGTAAACTGTATAAAGGTGAAGGAAATCCTATGTATGGAAAAAAACTTACTGAAGAGCATAAAAAAGCACTCACAACATCAAAAAATGTAAGAGTGAGTGATGGGAAAAATATTTGGGAAAGTGTTGTATCTTACTTAAAAGAAAAGAAAATAGGATACCAAAAATATAAGAAACAATTAAAAGAAGGACTAATCTTTATTGTTAATTAGTTCTATTATAGTTTTTGGATTATTATGACTTATTGGCAATGAGATAAACAAAACCATGATGGTCCAGAATATCATCAGAAGTAAAAGGTCTCTCCAGATACATCCACGGGTTTTCATAATCAACGTTTATATTCATAAAGTATATCAAGCACCTTGTTGAGATATTTATGGGCAAGATCTTTCTCTCCCTGCCACACATTCTCACCATCTACTTGATTCTTTAATTTTAGCACACGAACTTCAAATTCGCTTCTAGTAAGTTCCGATTTTGCCATTAAAAAAGAGGAGTGTTATCTCCTCTATCTATATCATTTGTTTGTTTTTATCCCTACCCAAGACTCAAGGTAGTTAATGTTTCCAAACATATAATCATCATATTCTGCTGCTTTCTTATAAGCATCTAATGACAACTTGACAATATTATCAGAGTTGGAACCCTGAGAATGTGTTTCCTTGGACATCTTGTTTGATTCCTCCAACTACATAAGATTCTACTTCAGTTTCCTGAGGAGCAACCTGAAGACCTTTGGAAGAAATCCAATGCTGTGTCCAAGGAAGCGGATTGTTATTTGCCGAGATATCATACTGTGGTTTCAAACCAATCGCTTTCAATCGACGGTTAGCAATCCACTCAACATATTGCTGAAGTAGTTTGTCATTCAGACCAATCATCGAACCGTCTTTAAACAAATAATCTGCCCAACGCTTCTCTTCATTTACAGCACGATCAAACATCTTATATGTCCACTCTTCCTCTTCTTTCATGATCTGTTTCATTTCAGGATCATCACCATCACGCCACTTATTCAAAATATTCTGAGTAATGGCTAAGTGTTGGTTTTCGTCTCTTGCGATGAGACTAATAATCTTAGCGGATCCTTCCATAAGCTTAAGTTCACCAAAGGCGAAACTACAAGCAAAACTAACGTAGAAGCGAATACCTTCAAGAACATTAACGTTGGCGACTGCTCTGTAGAGTTTTCTTTTGACATCTTTGATTTCCCATTTGGATGAAGGTGAATCTCTAAAGTCATCTTTCCACATATTCCCACTGCCCCACTGTTGAGCACTGTGAATAAAGTCATCATAGGACTCTGTAACGCTACTAGCACGCTCCAGAATACGTTGATCAGTAACAATCTTATCAAAGACCTCTGAAGGGTCTGAATAAACGTTTTTAATAATATATGTGTATGAACGACTATGAATCATTTCCATAAATCCCCACACTTCCATACATGCCTCTAATTCAGGTAGACTGCAGTAAGGTATAAAAGCCATCCCAGGACCACGCCCTTGAATGGAGTCAAGCATAATCTGGTACTTGAGGTTAGAGGTATAGATATGCTTTTGTTCTGGACGAAGTGTGTGATAATCTCCACGATCTTTTTGAAGTGATACTTCTTCTGGTCTCCAAAAGTATCCAAGTTGTTGGGTAGTCAACCTATCAAAAACTGGATACTTGTATGAATCATATCTTTGGACACCCAAAGGTGCTCCAAAGAACATAGGTTGTTTCTTAGTATTAACTTGTTGAGTATTAAAGACAGTCATTCCTTCAATGCTGTCTTTTTTATCTTGTAAGGAAACCTTAAATTGCACAGGATTCACACTCTCCCTCCTCTAGTTTTTCTAATTCACTCATTATAGTATGAAGTTCGGACTTTTCTTCTTCCACTTCATCATTCTTACTGTCATATGTGTTCTGATAATAAGAAGTTTTCCATCCGTATTTGTATGTAGTCAAAAAGTCTTGTGCCATAGTGGACACTGGAACTTCATTGTCAGGATAGTTCTCTGGATTATAACTCCAGTTTCCAGAAATTGCTTGGTCAAAGAACTTCTGCATCACAGAAACAACATTGATGTAACCACGATTGGACTTCATATCCCAAAGAAGCGTGTAATTGTTCTTAAGGGAATGATATTGTGGAACAATCTGCTTAAGGGGACCTTTCTTGCTCTTTTTAACGGACAAGTATCCTCTAGGCGGTTCGATTCCATTGGTTGCGTTTGACACAACGGAACTGCTCTCCGAAGGCATCTGTGCGGACAATGTGCTGTGTCGGAGTCCATATTCCAAGATAGATGCTCTAAGAGATTCCCAATCATGTTGCAGAGATACTGATGTAATTTCATCTACGTCCTTCTTATATGTATCGATGGGAAGAATTCCATCGGCATACTTAGTGCGACCAAAGTTTTCGCACCAACCCTTCTCTTTTGCAAGTTGATTGGATGCTTTCAGAAGATAGTATTGGAAGGATTCTGAAAGACTATGAACTGCATCCCATGCCTCTTGAGAATCATAGTCGAATCCCAGTTTTGCCAAATAGTGGGCAAGACCAATAAAACCTACTCCAAGCGACCTACGCGCCCTTGTAGCACTTTCTGCTGCCTTCACAGGATACTCCTGATAGTCAATCAGTTCTTCCAGACCACGAACTGCCAGATCACAAAGGTCTTCCAATTCATCGTCAGTCTTTACTTTACCAACGTTGATAGCAGAAAGAATACAAAGAGCAATTTCTCCAGTAGTGTCATCAATATGCTGGAGAGGATATGTTGGCAGAGTAATTTCTTGACATAGATTACTCATCTCAACTTTATCTTTAAAGGATGAGTGAGAATTACAGTGGTCAATATTCATAATATAGATACGACCAGTCTCTGCACGTTCCTTCAGAAGGTCCAGAATGAGTTCTTGAGCTCTGACAGTCTTTCTTGGAATAGAGTCATTTCGTTCATAATCCACATACATGTCGTCAAATCTAGGAGTGCCAAAAGCATCATACAAACCAGGAACGTCGTGTGGAGAGAAGAGGGAGATCTCTGCGTCTGCGATGAATCGTTCATAGAAGAGTTTGCTGATCTGGATTGAATAATCTAGTTTACGGACACGATTATCTTCGGTTCCCTTGTTATTCTTCAGGACAATGATGTCTTGGATTTCTTGGTGCCAGATTGGGAAGTGTACTGTCGCTGATCCACCTCGGATGCCATTTTGAGTGCAGCATCTGACAGTTGCTTCAAACTTTTTGAGGAAAGGGACAACACCTGTGTGCTGAACTTCTCCACCTCTGATCTTACTGTTGATACCACGGATTCTGCCTGCATTGATACCGATGCCCGCCCTTTGTGCAACATATCTGCCGATAGCCATATCAGAACTAAAGATGCTATCGAGGGTGTCATCAACATCAACAAGAACACA